AACCAGAACCATATAATACCAATGCTAACGCATTGGACGGCGATGCCGTCACGGCTGCCCTTTGGGATAGAGGAGTGAGATTTCTTGTCGCTCACGGCTCGTCTGAGAGGCAGGCTCGGAGCGTCATCGGGAAGTGGCGCAAGGACGCATCCGATCAGGAGATCTACGACGCCTTCGCTGCCTGCAAGCGGGAGGGCATCGTCGATCCGATCCCGTGGATCACTGCAAGCCTTGCCAAGCCGAAAGTTGACCTTCAGAAAATCATGCAGGAGATGATCGATGAACTTACATCAGGCGGACCTGACCAGACGGATGACCGAGTTCCTCAGCAGGAGGACGGCGCCGAAGACGATCGCTGGCAACGCAGAGGCGCAGAAGGCGGAGATAGCTTCGCTCGTCCGCGCCGTGATGAGGCACGCGCCCCGAGACAACTTGCAGACGTGGTGGCAGGAGTTCGAGGACGCGCTGCTCGCTCGTATGAAGACGCACGGCTGGCCGATCCAGAGCGAAATTGACGCAGCCGCGAAGGCGATCCGCCGCGAAGGGACCGCCAATCCGCTTCGCAACCTCGACCTCGCTGCCGACTATGCTAGGACGCACGGCAAGCCGCTGCCGTGGGCGAACACGCCCGAATACACCTACCACCTGACGCAGATGGGCGTTCTCGGCTCGCTTCGAGAGGCGCGGTTCAAGGGCTTCGCTCTCAGCCCCGAGCAGAACCGCATCGCGATCAATCAGCCCATCGGCGACGAGGAGTTCGAGCATCACTGCGAGGTCATGGCTCGGCTGCGCGGCGTGGACATCTTCGATGTTCGCATGACCGAAGCGCAGATGCTGGGGAGATAACATGCTCGCCTTCATCTCCTCGCCCTACTCCCACCCGGACGAGACGACGGTCGAGGCCCGCGCGCTCGCTGCTGGTGACTTCGCCGCATGGCTCTGGCGCAAGGGCATCATCCTGCCCATCTCCCCGATCGCCCACTGGCACGAAATCGGCCAGCGCAACCATCTCCCAAGCAACGCGATGGCATGGCACGAGTGGAACAAAGCCATACTGAAGCGATGCGAAGTCCTCTACGTCCTCTGCATCCCAGGCTGGAAAGACAGCCAAGGTGTAGCCTACGAGATACAGGCGGCCATCGACGCCAAGATGCCGATCTTCTACGCCACGCGCAGCGGAGCAACATACGACATCAGCATTCACCCGCCTCTTTGACGGGACGCCCAAGATAGGGTAACATGCCGCCGCGACCGGGCCGCTCATGCCCGAGATGGAGATGCAAATGCCAGCCGGAAGACCGACCAAATACCTCCCAGAGATGTGCGAGCGCGTTGTCGAGTTCGGCAAACTAGGCATGAGCAAATGCGAAATGGAAGCAGAGCTTGAAATCGCGCACGACACTTTCAACCGCTGGCAGAAAGAAATCCCAGAATTTTCGGACGCCGTAAGGCAGGCAGTGCGTCATTCCCAAGCCTGGTGGGAGCGCAAGGGCAGAGAGGCAACCTTCGGCGGCGTCGACGGCTACAACGCCACAAGCTACATCTTCCAGATGAAGAACCGCTTCCGCGAAGACTGGAACGACACCGTCAAGAACGAACACAGCGGACCAAACGGCGGCCCGATCGTCCAGAAGATCGAGCGCGTCATCATCGACCCCAAGGAGCCGGAATGAGCCCCTTCGACATGCCCTTCGGCGCGAGGCCCGGACAGGATCGCGTGCTTGGTCAAGACGAACTCGGTCGCACCGTCTACGTCACAGGCGCAGGCCAGCAATACACAGCTCCGCTGCCGCCGCGACCGAGGATGGCGCCCGGTCCGCTCCAGGGGCCAACGGGCTTCGCAGCGCCTGACCGCATGGCGGAGATGCGCGCCTACGCTCAGCAGTTCCCCGGCCGGATCACCGCAGAGGATCTAGAGGCGGCAGGCTTCACGCCGCAAGAGATCGACGCCTTCATGCCGATGCGCCAGCCCATGCCGGCGGCAGCGGTTGAGCCGATGGCTGAACAGTTCGGCACGCTCCAGGCCGCAGATCCGAACCTCAGAGAAAACGCCATTGCCCGCGTGCAGGATGCGCTGATGCAGCGTGTCGGCATGGATGCCTACACCGCGGGCCGTTATGCGCGCGACATCATGGGCGATCCGACCGCGTCAGGCACGATCCTCGACCAGCTCGGCCTTGCTGATCTGACGCCGCTCGGCGCCGCATTTGCTGTTCAGGAAGGATCTAGAACTTTCGAGCGCGGCCGTGAGACGGGCGATCCTCTCACCATGGCGATGGGCGGCGTCGAGGCTGGCCTCGGCATCCTCGAGGCAACGCCGCTCGCCGGGTTGATCTTCAAGGGCATTGGTGACGCAGCGCGCGGGATCGATCCCAACACCCTCTTCACGGTCTTCGGACCGCCGCCTGGTGGGCGCTCGCCTCTCGAGCCGCCCCGCGTCGAGGCCCCAGCGCCGGCCGCTCCCACAGCTCCGCCGGCTCCCGTAACGTTCACAGACGTTGAGCGCGCCATGCAGGAGGCTCCAGCAGTTCCTGGGCTGGCTCCTGTGACGCCATCATTGGGTGGACGTGCTGGGCGGATATCAACGCGCTTTCCAACCGCCGCTAGAGCTACAGAAGACCCCTACACTGGAGAGCTGATCGTCGGCTTGGACGAGTTGAAGCGAGACCCAAATGTCTACGAGTTCAACGTCAACATCACCCGCGACTATCCCAACATGCGCCCAAATCCTGACGCATCAGTGGATGATACCGCCGAGCAGTTCATCGCGCATGTAAAAGACAACCTGCTCTATCTGCACGATCAGGTGCCTCCCGCTACGCGCCAGCGCAGCCAGCTTTGGTATGACGGCGCGCGCAACATCACTGATCGCTGGTCGCAGGAATACAACGTCCCCGACACGTCGATCGCCGGAGCGTTGGCCGCGTTGTCGCCGCAGAAAGATTGGTATCAAAATGTCAGCCTTGCCCAGCGGACGCTTGATGTTGTCAGACCCAGAAGCGGAACCCCGCTCGCGTTCACGCCAGAGATGGAGCAAACATTCCGCAACATCCCGTCGCTGAACAAGCCTCAATATGGGCCGCTGCTCGATGTTATCCGCGGGAAATCCTATGATCAGATCACAGATCCAGATCCTGCGGTGCAGAATACCTTGCGCGCTCTGTTTGCTCGCCTCCACGATCAGACCTACAGGTCGCCGGATTATCGCATCGTTTCGCCGGAAGGCGATTTCCTAGATGTCGCCACGAACCTCGACGGCTCTCCATCGCGGGTCGCATGGGGTTCGCTGAACGAGATCGGCAAGGCCATTGGCTCGATCGAAGCGAGCGGAGATGTAAGAACGATCTCGGGGCTGATGGGCGAGCGCCACAAGGTCCGCAACTTCTACAACAACATCTATGACCCCAATTCCCCTTATGGCGACGTGACGATTGACACGCACGCGGTAGCGGCCGGTCTGCTTCGTCCTCTTTCAGGCAACTCTCTTGAGGTTGATCACAACTTCAAGAACACGACCGTTGCGGGAAGAGGCACGACCAAAGGGTCTTCGATCAGTGGCGTGTCTGGAAACTACGGCCTTTATGCAGAAGCTTATCGACGCGCAGCCCAAGAGCGTGGTATATTGCCGCGTCAGATGCAGTCGATCACCTGGGAGGCCGTGCGCGGGCTGTTCCCAGACACGTTCAAGACGGAAAAAAACGCGCAGATAATCGATGGCATCTGGAACAGATATCGCAGCGGTGAAATAGAAATCGACGAAGCGAGGAGGATGGTCAATGAAGCAGCAGGTGGAATCAACCCGCCAACCTGGCAGCAGTGAAGATGGCGTGCTTGCGGTGATGCGAAAGTTTGGTTTGCCGATGACGCGCGAGCAATACATCGATCTGGCATACTTAGGGCAACCACCAGAAGTGTTCGGAGCAGAACTTGAAGAAGAGTTGCCTCCGCAGTTCCGCAGGGCCTGAGCGAGTTAAGTGAAGCTCCAACTCCAGACCCCTCGCTGGGCCGTCCCGATCATCAAAGCGCCTGACGCGCGCTATCTCGGCGCTCACGGAGGCCGCGGTTCTGGCAAGTCGCATCTCTTCGCCGAGATGCTGATCGAGCGCAGCGTGATGCAGAAGACCGACGCCGTCTGCGTCCGCGAGGTGCAGAAGTCTCTGGCGCAGTCGGTCAAGAAGCTGCTCGAGACTAAGATCGAGGAGATGGGCGTCGGCAGCTACTTCGAGGTGCAGCAGGCGCAGATCATCTCGAAGCACG